CGGTACTTGCCCGTCCTGTATGTGCCGTCAAGCAGCATTTGCCGTATTCGCTGTAGGTACTTGTCCTTGTCCCTTTCAATCCGCCTGACCTGCCTCTGCCAGCTTTTATGGCGCTTGGCTTTCCGATAGGCAGCTTCCAGGTTTTCCATGGACGCTATCTTTTCAAAGAGGTCTGCATATCGCTTGATGTTCGCTCACTCCCTTATGCTCGTAAAATGCTGTCATCGGACGTTCGCTTTCGCTACCAGCCCAGGCAGCTACCCTGTCGTGTGTTTTGCCAATGGGCAGGGCATGGTGGCCAGCCTGAAGGGTTAGCCTCGACTAAGGGTTTAGTCTCCAGTATCGACACGCCTCGCGCGGAATTGTTGCCATTGCCATTCGCCGAGAAATTGTTGCAAGCCGTCGAGCGTGAGCCGCAATTCGAACTATCGCTCCAATTCGCACCCAGTAGAACCCGACGCAAGAGGCCAATGCATCTTGCGGTGTTCCCCGCAAGGCTCGTGGTTTGTGCCGCCATGCCCGTGCGCTTATCGCGCACTTACGTTTTTCGTTTTGGTTTTACGGTCTGGCTAACGCCAGACAGGGCGCTCACGCGCCCTCGCGCAACGCGGTGCGCTTTGTCGTTTTGGCATTTTGTCGCCCCCTTCGTTTTGCGACCCGTGTTTAGTGCGTCCTACGAGAGGACGTTTTGCCCGTTACAGCGATACACAACGCGGGCTCGACACGCCCCGCGCGGAATCGTTGCCATGGCCACCCGCCGAGAAATCGTAGCAAGCCGCCGAGCGCGAGCCGCAATACGAACCAGCGCCCCAATTCGCACCCAGCAGAACCCGACGCAAGAGGCCAATGCACGAGCCTTTGCTGGAAGAATCGGTGTCGCTGTTGTAAACGCTGTCCGTAACCCAGAAATAGCCCATCAGATACTTGTAAGAGCTGTCATATGTGCCGTAAGCGCCGCCCTCGAACATATCGCGCCCGAACTGCCAAGCCACGCCACAGCCGTCCTCAATGCCATAGTTGCTAATCATGCGGCGCGACGCGGTGTCTACATGCCCGCCCGTCGTGCCAGGGTCTGCACTGCCCGCAATACTTGTGCCCTGATTAGAGCCGTCCATGGCGGTCAAGAACTCATCGCGGGCGATAAGGCTTTTACCAATCTTGCCCGCCCACTCCGCGAACTTTTCTCCGTTGAACTTGGTGGTGCTTTCGCCGTCGGCAATGGTTCCGCCGTAAGCGCTGACAAGCTTGCCGCCTGAGACAGAGGGGAGATAGATGTCTACCCATTTGCCTATGCCGTCAATGTAGACCATGCCCTCATTGCCCGAGACGGCGCGATGCCTTAAATCCCATATCGACAGCGGCAGAATGTCGCCCGCGACATAGCCGGAAAGCGTGTGCCCGTCAATCGTGCCCACGTCTGCACAGAGGCAGTGGAAGCCGCCTATCTTGCGCGAGGTGTCCGCCGAGTAGCCCGTCGGCACGGTCGAGTTAGCAGAGAGTATAAAGTCTGGCACAGTGCCGCTATCAGGTACGCAAGCATAGATATAGAAATCCTTGCCCGCGCGATTAGCCGCCGTGGCATAAGTGCTTGCGTCCCATGAAGCGGAAGCGGTAAGGTCAAGCGTCCTGGTCTCCTCCAGCGCATAGCCCTCACCATTGATGTTGACCAGCGTCTTAGAGAGCGTGACCGAAGTCTTGGTAACGGCCGGCAGGGTCTCACGCGAATAATGGGCAAATGCGGAGGCGACAAGCAAGTGCTCGGCGTTCGCCGTGGCAAGCTTCGATGCCGTGGCGGCGTTGCCAGCTATGTTCAAGTTAGCGTCATCGAACATAGCTCGTAGCGCTTGCGCTTTTTTGTCGCTCATTGCTTGTAATGCGTCAAATTGCTGCTTGGTAGGTGGTATGCTCCCTACAGTGTCCCAACCGTTCAAATAGTCTTTGTCGCTCCACGTGTAAGGTTGTAACGGCGAATTGCTCGCAAAGATTTTGTCAAAGTCCGTTACATTAGCCATTGTAAATCACTCCTATCTTTAGTTGTTAAAAGCCCTCGCTTAATACGCCGTCGCCAAACCCCCTGGCGTTTGGTTGACTTAAAAAAGCAAAAGTTTCTTTGTAAGCAAACGCCGAACGTCTAACACAGCCAACGCCGCCCATGCGGATTAATATGTCTAGTGCGTCGGCCATAAGAATATCATTATGAACGAGTGTGCGTCCAACGCTATAAGCTATGTTTGCGTTGCCTGTTTCCTCAATGTAGACAATTGGCGCGTTGAAAATATATAGCATACTTTTTATAGTCTCTTCAACCGTCGCACGACTAGTATTTTTATAGACTTTCTGCCACAGCAATTTGCTATATTCGTAATCCGCTAAATTGACGCTTGAAAGCCACGTTTCGCCCGACTTCCTAAATCGCCCCACCCCGAAAGTCGCCGCGCCCGCCACGCCGTAAAAGCCAAAGAACTCTAGCTGGATAGCCTTTTTAAGCTGTCTTGACCGCCCGACAATTTCGCCTATGCCGTCAAGTTGTGCGCCTTCGCCCGTATCAATCCAGCGCTTTTCTTTCAAGTCCTCGAAAGCGTCCGCCAACAAGTCCAGCTCTTCGCCCAAAGCCTCCAGAATCGCCGCAATAACCGGCTTGCCATCGAACTGCGCTAGAAGGTGCTCTTTCATGCGCTCTGTGTGCGTGCTCATATCTCACGCCTCCCAAACTGTCGGCGTATCGTCATCCGCGCGATAAAGCTCAATATAAAGCCGCGACTTGTCAAAAACCGCCGTGTGACGCGCGTCAATCTCGATATTCTTTGACGTATACGTGCCCGCCTCGTCGCCCGTCGTTGCCGTAAGCGTGATATAGCCAACGCCAACCGTGGTATTGTAAATAGTCGCGTAAAACTTTTGAAGAACTACATCCTCGCCTATTTCGTGTTCATTACCCTTTTCAAGAATGGCCGTGGCAATCTCATCCAGTCCAGCCTCGGGGAACTCCTCCTCTGGATTTTCGTTGATGATTAGCTTAAGCCAAACTTTCGTTTCAATCGGGCGATTGAATTTCATGATATGTTGCACCGCCTGTGAATCGAAAATCTGTACCTCCGTCGTGCCGAAAGTGTCAATGCCCGCCCCTTTTCTCTGCCAGATACAAGCCGCAATTTCATCTTCCGCGCCGCCCTGAACCACGCATTCAATAGAGTGCGGCGGCCTCCCGTCCGCGTCTGTCTCATCGCTCGTGTTTTCGTAGACAAGCGCCGCCGTCACGCCCGTGACCTGCAAGAGGGCGGCACGGATAGCCTCTATCATAGCGACTGCCTTGTCATAGACGCTTAAACTCCATCTTTGCCGCAAGCTGTTGTCGCTCTCATCGTCCCGGCCGACAATGGCCGCCGTGTCATTTGATACGCTAGTAAAGCCGCTCACGCTATCTATGATGTTCGTCACCTCGCCGATAGACGGGTTTATTGCGCCGTATTCCGTGCTAATGAATTTGATAGGGGACGAAACGCTCTTTATCGTCAAATTCTCAACCTTGACCGCCCAATAGTTTGTAGCGGCCTTCTGCTTGACCGTCAACGTATCGCCGCTAGCCGTGACCGTGGCATTGCTATCATTGATGAGTGCGCCCAGGGCGGCCAATGCGTCCTCAACTGTCTCCGTGCCCAGCCCTTTATAGGTATACGCTTTGCCATTCAGCGACAATTTATAATTCGTGTCCTTTGTGACGTTGCCCGTGATAGTCACGGTTATAGCGTCCGCCATGTCCTTCGTGATGTACTGATACACGTTTTCGCATTCGAATTTCATCGTTGATAGCTTAGCACTGCCTATCTGCGTGCCCTGCGGGATTAGCGTGCCATCCTTTCCCGTGCACGTTGCGTATATGCGCGTCTTCTCCGCTGTTATCTGCGATATGCCCGCAAGCGCCGCCGCGTTGGAAAGGCTAATGCCCGTCGCCGTGTTCGGATACATTGCGTTATACGTGTTTTCGCATTCCTCCCACAAATCCGCTATTTCATAGCCGAAAATCTGTATGAGCTGCCCGAAAACACTGTTTTCCGCCGTCTGAATCTGTATCCCTAGCTTGTCAGATATGCGATGATTCAAGTCCTCTATGACCTCTGCAAGCCTTTTACGCTTAAAGCCCGTTTCGGTCAAGCCGTATCGGATGATGGTTTCAGTTGTTGCCATAGCCCAGCACCTCCCTTTGTGTGACCAGCCCGTAAGCAGTATCGGCCGCGTACTCGCAATAAAGCTGTCTGTTCTGCGAATCAACAGTCAGCGCCATGTCAGTAACGCTATTAACGCCCTTGACGCTCTCTATTGCCTCCGTCAAAACCTGCCTAACGTGGTAAAAATTGGGGTTTTTGACGCAAATATATTCCAGATATGGCACGCCGTTTTCCGTGTTCAAAAACCATTCGCCCAGCCAATAGCGCAAGGTAATCTGGATTTGCTGTGCTACACGTTCGGCGTTGTCTATAAGTAACAAGTCACGGTCTTTAATGACAATATCGCCCGTGCCTGTGTTTAATGCTATATCATATGCCAATATGTGCACCTCCCTATTGTGGCGTGCTCGTCGTGCCGCCGCCCGTCTGTACGCCGCCGTGAACATGGTGACAAAGGCTAATGCCGTTGACTACTAAGTCCCCGCCGCCGAATGTGAACGAAGTCCCGTCACCTAGGCTTGCGGTTAGGCCGCTGGACGAAAGAATCAGCTGTGAGCCACCGCATGTCAGGCACGTTGCCGCACCGTGGCTTGCGTTAGCCGTCGCCCCGCTGGAATACAATCCAGGAATAGCAATAGCGTCATTGAGGCTAAACCTGCGCTTATCATCCGAATCGCCGCCGTTTAAGAAGTCATCAAGCTGTGTTTCCGCGAATACCAGTAAACACCCGTCTCCCGACCGTATGGGGAAGGTAACGCCCGCCGCTCCGCCCATGCCAGACGGGAAAATCACGGGCACGTTGTAAATGACGGGATAAGCAATATTGCGGTAATCGTCGGTCTTGAAGTACCCCGTCGGCCTGACGCTTGCCCTCCCCGTGCCGCCGTCAAAAGCAACGACCGTGGCGGGCAATGCGGTATGGATGTTGTTAATTTGCCCGCGCGTCCACTCTTTAATTATGCTTTTAGCCTCGTTATTGGTTTGTCCCATCGTCTTGCACTCCGTATGCTTCCCAATCGGCTTCATTCTTCGCGGCCTCTGCGTCCTGCGCTGCCGCTTCGTCTGCGTCTAAAAGCTCGAACTCTGAAAACCAGTCGCCGCCTTCTGAATCTCCGTGATGCGCCGCCTTCTCGACTTTAAACCAGCCGTTCACAAGGCGGCTTTCAATCTTCACGTAGTCAGCAGGATTGATGGATGGTGTCATCAGCGTTTTTATCTTCCAGCCGCTGTATTTGTGTAGCTTGGCTTTTTTCGTCATTTTGCGCTTTTTCTTCTTCGCGGTCTCCTTGTCAGCCTTGGGCGACGCTCGAACGAGCTTTTCAGGGCTTCCAATCAAGCCGCTATCAGCCGAAAAGACAAAGCCGTTTTGCTCCGCGTAACCGCCGTTAAGCACAATCTGAATAATTTCGTTTTGAATACTCCAGTCAACGCCGAAAGCGCCGCATATCTCAGTAAGCGCCTCCGCGCCCGCGCCGACGAAGGAATAGCCCGCCCAATAAGCGCCTAAAGAAACATCGGCCCCATAAATGACAGGCAAGCCCATCTGATTAGCTATGCTCTGTATTATCTCCGTGCCATATGTGCCTTCAGGGAAAGATAGGCTTACCATCGTATCACGCACAGCGATTTGACCGTCAGATAGCTTAAGCTCTATCTCTAGATCATTATCATTGCTCTTCATTTCGAAATCAGTGACCGTACCGACAAAGACGCGCATAACGCGCCCCGTATAAGCATAGCCCGCGTATATCTCGACCTTTGTATCTGCCTCCGTGATTTTGCCGTAAGTCTCATCAGAAACATTCCAAAGCGTCAGCGTACACTTGTTCGTCTCCTTCGTCAAGTCTTTTTCGATTTTGAAGGCAATGTGAAGTGCGTCCTGCGTCCTCATCGGGTCTTCGTTTGAAATGTTCGTGAACTCAAAATTCAGGTCAGGGAAAACCACACGGTATTGACGCATGAACATTGCGCCCGCCTGCGTCGCATTCATTGGCTCGCCTCCTGTATAGCCTCCAGCTCACTTTTTGGCACGTAAACAAGGGAGAACTTGCCGCTCGTGAAGTCGTTGCGTCCTATGCGCTGGTTTTCAGGCTCATCTTGATTGACTACGACCGCCATCAGCTCGCCCTTCGGCAAGCCTAGCCTTTTGCCTTGCGCGAAAAGAGGGAAATTCGGCACGACGGCAATCCCGCTGATAATAGTTTCGCCTTGCCCTGTGCGAATATCCATATACCAGTTTTGTGCCACGTCATTCCAGCCGAATTTAAGCTTGTAGCTCGTGCTCTCCAGCACCACACCTATCACAAAGTCGTTAGCGTCCATCAGCTCAATCTTTTGCACGGCTATACACCTACCTTTGTAATAGCGGATAGGATACTGCCAGCCGACGCGCCCGAACCTAACGCCGCCGCTATAGATATGGCCGCGCGGTTAGCCGTGATAACGTTGCCTGTACTGATGCTGCCGCTTGCGCTCGTGTCAATGGCCGTTGCGTCCATGTCAAGCGACGGCGTGCCGCCCCGCATGGTCATGCCCGTGCATATATCCTTCTGTGAAGCTGTGCCCGCGTTTATCTCGCTTTCACCGCTCTTGCCTTCTGCCTCTGCGTCGGTTTTCTCCGCCGTCTTTTGCTTTACAAGGCGCACGTGCACAAAGTCGATTGACATCTTGTACATGATACCGTCCTGTATCGACCTGGGCAACGGGGCATGGGTCATAACCATATCAGTGTAAATTGCGTCCGACGTTTCAACCGTTATCGGCTCGCCTGCCTTGTAAATCTTTTCCAGCGCTTGGGCAACGCTCTGAAGCTTAAAAAAGCGTCCGCCGCTGTTGCTCCACGTTATCGGCGTTGGCGTGAAAATGCACTCTAAAGATAGCTTTATCGGCTTGCGCACGACGTGATCAGCGACGCAAAAGCCATCCTCGACGGGGTTTTCCGTTACCTCGCTATCAAGTGTAGTTTCGCGGCTTAGTACTGCGTCAACGAGCAAATCACCGATTTTAGTCTGCGTGTACGCCTTTTGCGGCTTGCAGATACTTATGCCGCTGCCATTGTTGCCGCCCAGCCATCCGCTGGCGTTACCAATCGTTATCATACCCATGCGCTCGCCTCCTTAGCCTGATAGCGTCGGGTGAAAGTCCAGCGTGTCTCTATACGTCGCCCGCGCCTCATTCATAC